TTGGTGCAAATGTAGAATGAGCTTGTTGAGCCTTGGTGTTATTCATGTCATGTAATATCTTGACCATCCAGCTTCCAAGAACTAAAGCTGAGTAAGAGTCTTTTCTTGCTTTGTCAGGCCCAGTCTGCCTTCTAAGCTCTGAGGGTAGCCCAAAAGTTTGCGTTCCTTGTGGAGATGTTGTTATTTGAATTAATGCACATTGATTCTTTGTCATGTTAATCATATCATACTGATGTTCTATAAAGTCTATCATTTTTGCTTGACCACTTTGCTTTTGTTCGTCATCAGATAACCTCAAAAACTTTAGCTTGTCAATCGGGATTTTTTTTGCTCTTTGCTTGTTGTAAGACTCATCTATAGCTCTTGAACCAAACCATATTCTTTTATGGTCAAAATTAGCTTGCAATAACTCATTTGCTCTACGAATCCAATCGGAAGTAGGTTTCCTTAAAAATAAATACTTGTAATCTTTTTTGTTGTACTGCATTTTAGCTGTACGTAGTTCATCTTTATATGTATCCATTTTATCAAAATCACCATCAACTCCTTTTAATTTTATATTACTTGACTTAAATAATTCACTTTCATTAACAGCATTAATAAATTGAACTCCTCCATTATAGTCTCCTACGATTGCTATAATATTAAAGTTTTTTATTAAATAGTGAAAGTAAAAGATATGGTCTCTCAAGGGTGTTCCCGACATAGCATAAGAATGTACTAAGGTTGATGTTCCTCGATCTTTGTGATATTTTAATACATGCATAGCGAAATCATCGCTGCTTTCACTTTCAGACCAAGACGGGTCAAAAGCTAAGATATATTCATCTTCTGGTTGACCTTTAATTTCTACATGAGGATCTTCGCCATCTTGCACGGTACAAGCTGCCATTCTTGAAGTTTTAAAGTATCCAGAGCTGTCGTCTGTAAATAATGCCCCAAACTCACGCTCGAATTGAGATTGACTCATTGTGGCTTTAGCTTGAGTAATCAGATTTTGATCGTAAAGCTGCTTTGGCGCACAGTCATATGAGAATTGCATAATACATCTAGTAGCTTTATCAGTTTGATTGTCAATTAAACCTTCAAATTGACTGTATAGTTTATACATGTATTCAAATTTATAACTAGCAGAAGACAACATTATCAACTTATTGTTTGGCCAAACATATCTTTCTTCTTCAGTCATTTTCCCTTGCTCAATCAATTTAGTTTCAAGATTATATAAATCTTCTCTTTGAGTTGGGTTTTCTACTACCGACAAGAAAGGAACAATAACCTCATTATAAATTCTTTCTGGCATCAAAAGAAACTCGTCGATAATAATTCTATGAAATCGAAAACCACGAAGCTTTGAACCGTCCCCCAAAGGCAAAGCTCGTATTCTACTTCTACCAATTTCCATCAACCACTCATCATTGCTTTTTGATTTTTTTGTTATACAATTAGCTAACATTCTAGCTTCTGGCTTAGCCGCAATATCTTCTATCTTTTTAAATATTTGCTTTGATTGTCGAAATGATGCTGCTAATATTCCAATCTCTACCCCTTGGTGAAGAATCGCATCTAAAAATGCATACACACCAGTAGTAAATGACTTACTCATACCACGACTCCATACTCCCATAAAATAGTCTGTCTCAAACATAGCTTTAATAGCCATATGTTGAAATGGAAACAAATCCACCCCCCCAACTAAACTAGTAGTAAAAGTTATATTATCTTTTAAAAACTTATAAAGATTTTGCTTAGCTTCATTTTCGTCAAGAAATCCTTCAAGAGATAATATCTCTTGATTTACGTCTTCTTTTGGGCGTCGCTTTTGATTTCCCTCACTCCAGGCCATTTTTATCTATATAGTATTGTAAATCAACATCCCACAATTTCTTGCCTAATTTTAATATTTTTGGTATTACTGATTGAGAGTTTGCGCGAGTTCCTGTAAAGACAAATTGACAACTTCCTGCAAATTCATGCGATATTAATCTCATGTTATGGTATACAAATTCTAAATTTGATTTGTGAGGCCCATACATATTGTTTTTGTATAACCTATTTAAATCACTTTCCACTACTATAAATAAATAAGAATCAAACTCCTGGACTCTTTGCAGTTCTCTTCGGAATCTAGCCAAACCCCCAGTTAATGTTCCCTTGAAATCTGAATCAGACTTTCGGTCTATATATGTATAGTTGTAATCGTCTCCACCTACAGTATAATCTCCGAAATCTAATTTTAAGTCTTCTGATATATTAAAAGTTAAAGGTTTTTGTTCTCTGGTGTCGATAAAGATTTTAAGATCTTCAAAGTATTTATCTTCTTTAAAGAAATCTTCATCTATTTTACTTCTATGTAAAGGTTTTACTCCCGCTTCTTTAGATGCTTTAGTATAAGATCCAAAGGCATATTTATATACATCTATGTCTGGTAATTTATTAATTTTTAATTCTAAATGATTTGGGGCATATTTTAAATCTTTCGATTCTATTCTTTTTTTAAGTTTTTTTAATGCATATTCACCTGCTACTTTTTTACTTTGACTCATGCACCATTTAATTAATTGACTACGAGTAGAAAAATCGTTATTAAAGTAATCTTCTTTATTTTTGAAAGGTAAAGGTTCACCAGTTAATAAATTGTTCCTGGGATAATATGTAGTATAGTATGTAGCTAAATCCATCTTATGTTTTTTAAGGTGAATGTGCAAACCTTTTTCTGTGTCAAACTCTTCATGACACACTTGACATTTAAAACTAGATGACATCGCTTTTAGATATACCTAATATCCTAGATTTCCACTCATTCATAGATTCTAAATGTTCAGCTTCTTCTTTGATTGCTTTCTTTTGCATGTCTGCCATCTTAATCATAAGTTTTCTTTCCTCTTCATTTTGGAAGCTTTCAACTAATGATAATATTGATGCATTTTGGTCTTGACGTTGAGATATTCTTTTTGCTCGGTCACCTGCTAATCTTTGAATAAGTGATTCTTGTCGTTTTTCGCATTGATTATATTCTTCGCTTTTTGTTTTTAAAAGTTCAGAAAGTCTCACAGTTAATTCTTGCTGTTCATCAGCTTCATCAAACATTCTATTAAGCTTTTCCATGTGTGAAGAAATATTTTTTAAATTAATATAATCCACACAAACATTAACATATAAATTAATTTCATCAGCACTTAAATCTGGTTTGTCCCATGTAGCTCGAATAAATTCTGCTTCAAATAAATCTTGATCCTCCTCTTTGTGATAATTACTTATAATTTGAGTAAATCTTGGAGACTTTAAAAAGCGAAATAAAGATTCAATAGATTTTCTTTCCATCGCCTTCATTTCACCCTCCACTAAACCCGCATCAGTATATTGATTAACTAAATTAATGCATTCGCCTATATTTTTTGGGCCATCATATTTATTTCTTTCTGCTCTATTTTCTTCCCTTTTTCTTTTTTTAACCGCTTCTAAGTAATTACCTACTGTTCTTTGTTCTCTACCTAATTTTTTAACCTCGTCATCCGGAAATAATAATTGAGCAATTTGATAGCTACTCATTCCATCTTGCGAATATTGTTCTATGAAGTTTTTTTGCTCTTCATTTAAAACAATAGGTTTTACTTCTTCATGTTTTGTTGTTTTATATTTAATTTCCTTTGACGCTAAATATTCCCTCACGGCTCTACCTTGTTTCGATCTTCCGTCAATCGTTCCGTCTTTAAAAGTCGCGCGTGTTAATTCAATTAAATCTGGAATTTTATGAAAATTTTCGTCTATAAATTTTTTATTTTCTTCAGATAATTTCATAATATGATGTCGTGGTTTTTTATAATTTTTATTATTTTTTCTTTAAATAATTTTCTCATATTCTTAATTTGCTTGTAACCAGCTTTTCTGCCTTGTTCGTTAGTTTTGTACCCTAGTTTTTCAGCGACCTCTGATTCACTTCTGTTTTCCACGAATAACATCACATATATATTGTAATGACGGTCGGAAAGTTCATTCTTCAAATGTTCTTGAACTTTAACTATAGCTGCATCTACATTAAATGAGTTAACTGAGAAAATACTAGATTCATACTCTTGAGCATCTAACCTTAAAGGTATCTTTACATCGTGAGCGCTTTTTTTGCTTTTTTCCCATTTTTTATACAGTGGACAACTACTGTCTTGCGACCCACTCTTTGTGAATGAACATAAATTCTCTCCACCAATAGAAGAATCAAACGGGCAATTACTGCATGGCTTGGCAAAGTTTAAATAATAATTTCTTAGTATATTTTTAAATTGATTGCTAATAATTTTATTTATCCAAGGCTTCAAATCTCTTTTTTGATCCCATTGATCCCACTTCTGATAAATATGTACCCTTATTATTTGCTCAACATCTTCAAAAGAAATCCACGGCATAGAATCTAAAAACCATTTATTTTTTCTTTTGCGAATTTCTTCGTTTATAATATCGATTTTTTCTTCGTATGTAAATTTTTGCTCTTTAACCATTCTTTCTTGGTCGTCCTCTTTTCCTTTTGGGAACAGATTGATCTCGCGGCATAATAGATCCAAGAGTAAAACTTGCATCTGACTCGAATTCAATATCGTATTCTAAATTTAATATATCTGGAACTTCATAAATGTCTGTACCATCTTGATCATGCACCTCTCTTTGATTTGATTCTGCTTGCGTGTATGCTTTCTTTAATGGAGTAGCTCCCTTAGCTTCCATTAAACCTTTAGCTAATGGAGCCCCACAGCTAGAACAAAATTTAGGCTTGGTTACAGTATATTCGTTTTTTCCACCGCAGTCTTGACAATATGTTGATAACATATATAATAATAAAAATATATTTAAATTAATTCTAATTAAAATTAAATTAAATAACCACTAATTATTTTTGCTTGATTTTGTATTAAGTTGATGTCTTTTTTGTATATCTCTGTTTTCTTTTTTGTATAATCAATACAGATGATTCCCACAACACCGTGATTTAAAGTTTCTATAGGGAAAGCATAGCAAGAGCGAATACCGCGTTCATCTAGCCAGTTTCTTAATAATGGGCTATTGATAGATTCTATATCTTCTAATCGAAAAAGCTTTTCTCCATGTATACCAAGCACATCTTTAATAAAAGCATGGAATGTACTCACCCTTAAATCTTGCAACCTCATGCTTTCAGCGCTTACGCCAGCATCCAAGGATTCGTATGTGCAACTAAATTTTTGTTGATGGTTTCCGCTGTAAAAAGAATCTCCGTTGTGAAATTCAAAAACATATGCTCTATCTGCTTGTGTTTCACTTCGAGTGAAATCTACAGCTTTTTGTACATTTTCGTTCTTTTTTGTATATCTTACGACACAGGCTTGTTGTTTGTTTTTTTTGCTTTGCACAAGCTCTTTAATAAAGATGCTGATTATTGTAGTTCCAGCAACTATACAAGATGATAGTATAATAGACCAATCCATGCAGTATTATACACTAACTATCTTAATTTAAATGGTAAACTTGATGGAAAAGTATCAAAATTTTGAGTAGAGCTAGAAGTTGATGGTGTTGGAGTGACCGTTGGAGTAACTAATGGGGTAGAAGATGGAGTTACTGATGGTGTGCTAGTAACACTTGGAGTAGCAGAGGGTACTGGCGGTTCGTATTTTTTATCTAAACTAAAATATAAAGATCCAG